CTACGTCCTTACCACAAGGATGGTGAAGTAGAGACTAACATCTTTAAGTTCCAACGCAAAGAAGTATCAGGTAAGGGTAACGAGTTAGGTGCACCAACTATTGTTGATGCTAACAAAAACCCGTGGGGTAATGGTGAGATTGGTAACGGCTCTCAAGTTAAGCTTAGTTTCTTTGCTTACGAACACGCAATGACTAAGAAGTTTGGGTTAGGTAAGGCACTCAATGCTGTCCAAGTTATTGACCACGTTGAATACCAAGGCGGTACAGGTATCAATGAGTTCGAGGCTGTTGGAGAAGTTGTAGAAGAATTCTAAGTAACAGTTAACTAACAACAGCAAGGGCATCTTCGGATGTCCTTTCTACCTCTACAGTAAGGAGATTATTATGTTAGACCATAACCAATCCAATTGGAAACTACAACACGTACCTTGTACTGTGTGCGAGTCATCGAATGCGGTGTGCGTTAATGAAGATAACTCTTGGAAATGTTTTAGTTGTAATACACACGGACAGAACTATGATGGTGAATATGAAGGAGAATATGTGAGTACAGAAAATAAAGTATCAAGTATAAGAACAGAAGGAATACCTGGGGCATTGATTGACAGGCGAATATCAGCAGACACAGCTAAGAAGTATGGTGTTACTATCACACGTAACGTGGATGGTAGTGTTAAGCAACACCTATACCCCTACTTCAGTGAGGGTGTGCAGGTAGCACAGAAGATTAGAGACGTGCAAGATAAAGACTTTCACATCGAGGGTGCAGTAAAGAATGCTGACTTGTTTGGTACACAAACTGTTCAGACTAAGGGTAAGTTTATTACAATCACTGAGGGTGAGTGTGATGCAATGGCAGCTTATGAATTGATGGGTAGTAAGTGGGCTGTTGTTAGTGTCATCAACGGTGCAGCATCAGCACCAAGGGATGTCAAAAGAAACCTTGAGTTCTTCAATGGGTTTGAAACTATTGTTATTTGTTTTGATGCAGACAAAGCAGGTAGGGATTCAGCTAAGAAAGTAGCAGAGTTATTCCCTCCATCTAAGGCTAAGATTATGACACTGCCTGATGAGTACAAAGATGCCAATGATATGCTCAGGGTAAATAAGAAACAATCCTTTATGGAAGCTTGGTGGAATGCTAAGTTGTTTGCACCTGATGGTATCGTTAGGGGTGATGATATGTGGGGTGTTGTTACTGAGGAAATCAATCAATCATTTGTTGAGTACCCTTGGAAAGGAATGAATGACCTGACGTATGGCATACGTACCTATGAATTGATTACCATCACAGCAGGTAGTGGTATGGGTAAGTCACAGTTCATTAGAGAATTGGTGTACTACCTAATGAATATGGAAGATGAATCCAATATTGGATTATTAATGATGGAAGAATCTATCAGGCGTACTGGCTTAAGTCTTATGTCCCTATCAGCTAACAGGTTACTGCACCTACCCGAAGTACATATAGATAAGGATGAGTTGAAAGAACACTACGATGCTACGCTAGGCAATGGTAAGATATTCTTATACGATAGCTTTGGTTCTAACAGTATTGATAACATCATCAGTCGAGTTAGGTATATGGCTAAAGGATTAGACTGTAAGTATATATTCCTTGACCACATATCTATCCTTGTATCAGACCAACAGAATGGTGATGAACGTAAGGCACTGGATGAGATAGCCACTAAGCTACGTACACTAGTACAAGAGACAGGTATAGCATTGTTTATGGTTAGTCATCTCAAGAGACCAGGGGGTACTGCACACGAAGAAGGTGGTATGACCTCACTATCACAGCTCAGAGGTTCAGCAGGTATCGGACAGCTATCTGATATGGTGATTGGTTTAGAAAGAAATGGACAACACGAAGACCCCATCATTAGGAACACTACTACTGTTAGGGTACTTAAGAATAGATTCAGTGGACTAACTGGACCTGCTTGTTACTTGTACTATGATAAAGATACTGGTAGAATGTTGGAAGTAGATAACCCTAATGATGCAGGAGATGACGATGAGTTCTAAGTTATGTAATAAATGTAAAAAGGAACAAGAGGTTTCAGAGTTTAGTGCACATAAACATACCTTAAATGGTTTACAGAGCTGGTGTAAAAGTTGTACGAGTGAAGCAGGTAAGTTGTGGTATATTAAGAATAAGAAACACCGATTAAAAGTGGGTGCAGAATGGCTAAAGAACAATAAAGAAAAAGCACTACTGAAAAGCAGAGAGTGGTATTGGAATAATAAAGAACATAGAAACAGTCTTGGACGTTTGTATGCTAAGAACAATAGAGCTGCCTGTGCTTCACATAGAGCTAAACGTAGGGCTTGTAAGTTAAATGCTACACCTTCTTGGTCAGACGTAGATAAAATTAAGAAAATATACATAGAGTCTAGGCGACTAAGCGTTGAGTCTGGTGTGGTATATCACGTAGACCATATCGTACCACTACAAGGAAAGAACATATGTGGATTACACGTAGCATATAATCTACAAATAATAACAGCAACAGAAAACCTAAGTAAGGGGAATAAATATGACTAAAGTAGTATTTGATATAGAAGCTGATGGATTAAATCCAACACAGGTGTGGTGCGTATGTGCTAAACATCTAGGTGACAATGAGGTGTACACATTCACTGATAAAGATATCTTCAATGAGTTCTTATCTCACGCAAGTCAGGTAGTGGGGCATAACATTATTGGTTATGATATACCTGTACTAGAGAGACTATGGGGTTCAGACTTCAGTAACATCAAGGTAGTTGACACGCTAGTTATGTCTCGATTATCTGAGCCATCTAAGCTAGGTGGACATAGCCTTAAGAAGTGGGGTGAGTACTTAAAGTTCCCTAAAGATACCTATGATGATTGGTCTAGGCTAACACCTGAGATGGTTGAGTATTGTAAGCAGGATGTCAGGGTTACTCAGGCTGTGTACAATATGGTACTCAAAGACCTTAATGGTTTCAGTGATGTAGCTGTTGAGTTAGAGCACGAGGTAATAGGTATATTAAATAAGCAACAGCTTAATGGTTGGTTGGTTGATGAACGTGAAGCTAACCTACTACACTCTGAGTTGTGTGAAAAGAAACAAGGACTAATAGATAAGGTACACGAAACATTCAAACCCTTGGCTACCTTTATTAAACTAACACAACTAAAGAACCCTATGCTTAAGGATGGTAGACCATCGAAGGCATACGCTAGACAGATGGCAAGGGGTTCTCACTTCAATGATGAGAGGGAGTGGGGGTGCATAGAATATCCTGAGTTTAACTTAGCAAGTAGGCAACAGATTGTTAGATACCTTGAACACTTTGGTTGGACACCTACTAAGTTTACTGATAAAGGTAATGCTATTGTAGATGAATCAGTACTCAAGGATGTAAAGGGAATACCTGAGTGTGATATGATAGCTGAGTACTTCTTAATATCTAAGCGAGAAGCTATGCTCCGTAACATACTGGGTAAGATAGGTAAGGATGGTAGGATACACGGGTATGTTAATCCTAATGGTGCAGTGACAGGTAGGATGACACACTCTGACCCTAATATGGCACAGATACCTGCTGTCTACTCACCTTATGGTAAGGAGTTCAGGTCTCTATTCATAGTAGAGGAAGGATATAAGTTAGTTGGTTGTGATGCTAGTGGCTTAGAGTTGAGGATGTTAGCACACTATATGAATGATGAGGAGTACACAAATGAAATACTACACGGAGATATACACACAGCAAACCAAATGGCTGCAGGACTTCAATCAAGAGATAAGGCAAAGACTTTCATCTATGCATTCTTGTATGGTGCAGGGGATGCAAAAGTCGGGAGTATCGTTGGAGGAGGGGCAAAGGATGGTAAGCGACTTAAGACAAAGTTCCTTAATAATACGCCATCACTTAGAGATTTACGAGAACGAGTTGGAAAGGCTGCTAAAAGAGGGTATGTCAAAGGACTTGATGGCAGAAAAATCTGGATTAGGTCTCAACACGCAGCACTTAACTCTCTCTTGCAAGGGGCAGGAGCAATCGTAATGAAAAAAGCCTTGACAATTCTCAATAACAATGCTATAATAGAGGGACTTGATTTTAGATTTGTGGGTAATGTCCACGATGAGTACCAAACTGAGGTACTTGACGAACACTCTGAAAGATTTGGTGTTCTTGCTGTTGATGCTATCCGTGAAGCTGGTCAGGCTTTTGAATTACGTTGTCCTCTCGATGGAGAGTACAAGATTGGAAACGATTGGGCGGAGACTCACTAATGGCAAAGAAGAAAACAGTAGACACCTTAGTAAAAGATGTAGAGAAATTATTCTCTACTATTAGTAAAGGTAAAGAACTTAAGCTACCTCAGAAGAAAGTAGATAAGTTAATGGTAGGTTTAGAGGGAGCACTCAAGGGGTGGGCAACACCTAGAGGGCAGAGTACTGGACTAAGGATGTCTAATGTAGGTAAGCCAAACAGACAGCTATGGTATGATGTCAAGGCAGATGTTACTCAAGAAGAGATGTCTCCTGCTGTGATGTTTAGATTCTTATACGGTCACGTTGTAGAAGAGTTACTCTTATTCTTTGTTGACCTATCAGGACACAAGGTTACACACCAACAAGCAGAGGTAGATGTATGTGGTCTCAAGGGACACATAGACTCTATCATTGATGGTGTTGTCATTGATGTTAAGACAGCCAGTGATTTCTCATTCAAGAAGTTTAAAGAAGGTAGACTATCAGAGAGTGACCCCTTCGGTTACTTAGCACAGTTAGCAGGATATGAACACGGTCTTAAGAAACAAGGCGGTGGCTTCTTAGTGGCTAACAAATCAACAGGTGAGTTATGTTTGTTCAGACCTGATGACTTAGAACTACCCAACATAGAGACACGTATCAACACTGTGCGTGGTGAACTAAAACAAAGCACCCCACCTACTAGATGTTATCCTATTATAGATAAAGGTAAGGCAGGTAACAAAGGACTACATAATTCTTGTAAGTGGTGCAGTCATAAGGTAACTTGTAACCCTGATGCTAGAGTCTTTAGATACTCTAATGGTGATGAGTTTTTAACTAAGGTAGTCAGCCTACCTAGAGTGGATGAAGTAACGGAGGAGTATTACTAATGAACGGAAGGAATGCAAAAGCAATAAGACGTGAAGCTAAAGTACAGATGGTTGAGTGGTTACAATCTCTACT